CGGGACGGTGGGGGTTGCCACAGGTGCCTCCTTCAGGCTTCCGTCGCCGCGCTGGACGACGCCGTGGTGGTGGTGAGGTTGGAGACCAGCACCGACCACGCGTCGGGCTCGTCCTTCGTCAGGTGGGCGACCATGTCCGCCCACTCGTCTACGGGTTCGGCGGCGGCAGCCTCCGGCTCCGGCGAGGCCGGTTCGGAGGCGGGCTCGATGGGCGCGGCCTCAGCGACCGGCTCGACCGGGGCGCTCTCTACGGGCTGGCCGCCGAACTGCGCGGTGAGGGCCTCGACGATCTGCCGACCGAGCGCGGAGCCGATGGGAATGGTGAGCGTCGTCGGCTGCGGCTCAGGGGTGGCCCACTCGCCTTCGGCCTTCGGCTCTTCACGGCGGGGGCCGGTGTAGCCGTAGGCGGCGAGGTCGAACTGCCGCATCTCCGGTTCGGCCTCGCCGGGCTGTGCCTTGCGCGCGGGCAGCATCTCGTCGGCCAGCCCCGCCTCGACGGCTTCCTCGGCCGTGAACCACGACTCCGCGCGCATGCGCGTCCGCCACTCATCGCGGGTGCCGCCAGCCTTGGCTGAGTAAGCGTCCGCGATGTTGTCTGAGATCTTGTCGAGGAGCGAGGCCATGTCCTGCATGTCCTGCGCGTTTCCGAGGCAGACCCCGGACGCGTCATGGATCATGACCATCGCCTGAGGCTGAACGACCACGCGATCGGCGGCCATGGCGATCACGCTGGCGATGCTCGCCGCGATCCCGTCCACCTGCACCGTGACCTCGGCAGGGTGCGCGCGCAGGGCATTTGCCAGAGCCACACCCTCGAAGACGCTGCCGCCTGGGCTCGACACTCGAACCCGGAGCTTCGGCGACGTGACCGCCTTGAGCTCGGCGATGAAGTCCTCGGCGAGCGTGCCCCACCCGCCGATCTCGTCGTACAGGAACAGCTCCGCCTCGTCGCTCGCGACGTTCCGGAACTGGTACCAGGACCCGTCTTTGCGGGCCTGCGCGCGGATGCCGGGGATGCGGTCCGGCAGGTCAATGAACGGCATCAGGACCCTTCTCCCTTCCGGCCGCGCTTGACGACGCGACACCTGCACTCGTTGCCGTACTGCGCCCCGGTGCAGTTCACGTAGCCGGAGCCTCCGGGGTAGTCCGCGTATGCCTGCTGGCGGTTCTTGTAGGTGCGGCCGTCCTGTTCGGCGCAGGCGTCGCATCGGTCGTCGTCGTCTTGGGTGACCACGACCCACCGCTGCGCGTTCTCGATCTCGCCGCCGGTCAGCGCGGCCACCGTCTTCGCCCACGACGCCACGGGCGCGTCCGCGGGGGCCGCCGTCGCGCGCCGCATCTCCGGGAGACCGACGGCGGACAGGATGTCGTCGGCGTGCCAGAGACCTGCGTCGGCAAGCGCCTTCGCCGCGTCGGCGCGAGCGGTGAGCTGCTTGGCTTCCGTCTCAACGTCTTCAGGGACGGGGTTGACGAAGTCGAACTCCAAGCCCTGCGCGGTGGTGCCGTACAGCGGGAGCAGGCGATGGTTAAGGGCGTCCCGGACGGCCTCAAGGTCGGGGACAACGAGCCAGCGGGCGAACATCCGCTCACCGCTGTCGCCGTTGGCGCGGTTGACGTCATCGACTGCGCCGGTCATCGGCTTGGGGAACCCGAACGCCTCGCGGATGATCTCGCGGCCGACGTTGCGGAGTTCGACGAACTGCATGTCCCGCTGGGTGAACTTGCGGTCTTTCCAGACGCCGTGTTCGAGGATGGCGACGCGGTGTGCGTTGGCGATGCCCTTGTGCTGTTCGTTCCAGCGTTCGCGGAGCTGGTCGAAATCAGCGTCGTCGAGGCCGTTGGGGACCTCGATGATCCCGCCCGGCTCAGCGGAGTTGAGGAAGAAGTTCCGGTTCCATTCGGCGCTGTACTGCACCGCGTCCAGGTCGGTGAGGAGCGCCTGCACCGGGCCGATTCCGCGGTAGGGGTCGGTGGGGTGCGGCGTCCGGATGAAGATCACGTCTTCCTTGCGGAGCGCGACTTCCTGCCCGTCCGGGCCCGTGTACATGTAGCCAGAGAGGAACGTCTCCGGGTCCGGCACCGGGCGCATCCGGTCCGGGCGCACCGGCCACAGTTCGAGCGGCAGGTTGACCGACTCGTGCCGGGCGATCACCCACCACTGCTCGCCGGTCAGCTGCTTGTGCTGCGCGCCGGCCTCGACGAACTCCGACTGCGTGTAGAAGGCGTTGGGCCGGTTCCACAGGTCCAGGGCGGCGTGAGCCGTGACCTCGACGCGGTCTTCTTTCTTGCCGGATTTGGCCTTGCGGTACAGCTTCCACTCGACGCCGGCTTCCGCTTTGGCGGTGCGGTTGACGATGGCGAAGAGGGTGGAGACGGAGCCCATGGCGTTGAGCTGGGCGGTGGTGCCGCGGTTGGAGCTGAAGAGGCCGCGGCCGTAGGCCTGGGCGCGGGAGGCGAACGGGACGGGCGTGTTGGCGGTGGTGGTGCGGGTGGCGTTGATGAGCGCGCCGAGGAGGGTTCTGGCCAACACCCCTCCTCACGTTCACTTTCTGGGCTGGTCCTCGTGCATCTTCCAGTTGAGGAAGAAGCAGCCGATGCCCAGGGACGCCATGCCTGCCGCCGCGCCCAGCCACTCATTGGCTGAACCCGACAACAGGATGATCCCAGCCGTGTCAAGTAGAACTTCACGCACTTCTCGCCGAAGGCGCAGCGAACTGCGGATACGGGATGCTCGGCTGCTCACAGCCACCTCACTCTGGTTCGGGCGCCACTGTAGAAAGCCAACAACAGCGCGTCCGCGTTGTCGGGGCTGCGCCCGAGGCGCTTACGGATTTCGTCCTTCGGTTCGACGAAGATGCGGCCCTGCGCGTCGACCTCCCACAGCGGTTCCAGCAGCTGCGCGACCGTGGTGTCCGCGTTCTCCATCTGCGACAGGTCCCAGCCCTGCCGTTCCGACAGGCCACGCGCCAACTCCCACCAGATCTCGGCGCGCAAGTTCTTGAACTTGTCCGGCTGTGTCGGCTTCTCGCCCACGTTGACGCCGACGATTCGCGCCTTGTGCTTGCCCTGTGAGGAGAGGTTCCGCAGCTCGCCGATCACACCGAAGCCGATGCCGATGCTGTCGACCTTCACGGCGGTCGCCCCTGACTCCTTGATCGCTTGCAGGACGAGGGGGGCGATCTTCTCCGGGCGGTCCGTGTGCGCCCGCCACTCCCGGCCTGCGCGCCGGCCGCGGCGTTCGCGGATGACGGTTTCGTCGCCTCCGCCGCCTACGTCGACGCCAAGTTCGACGGGTTCGAGGTCGGCCGGGGTGGGTTTGGTCTCGGGGTCGATGCGGCATTTCGCGATGTCGCTGGCACGGACGATCTTGTTGGGGGCGTCCTCGCTGAACTCGCCCAACACCTTGGACTTGTAGAGCGGGTTGTCCTCGCCCCACTCGCGGGCCTTCTCCTCCACCCAGTCCGCGGACACCAACGCTTGGGCGACGTCGTCGGGGACTTCCTCGCCGGTCAGGTTCGGCGACTCGAACGCGGAGATGCCGATGACGTGCCAGCCGGAGCCGGGCTGGCACACCTTCCGGAAATGGGAGGCGGGGTTGTCGGGGTTGCCGATCGCGAGGATGCGGCAGTCGCTGTTGGTCGTCAGCGCGTCCGCCGCCACCCACAGCTGCTCGGGGATGCCGCAGGCTTCGTCGAGGATGACGAGGACGTACCGGGCGTGGATGCCCTGGAACGCTGACTCGTCGTGGTCGGCTGGCTTGCGGCCGAACGCGACAAGCTCGTCCTCCATGTGCCATTCGGTCTGGTTGACGCGGCCGGCGAGGTCGCCGCGGCGGTGGACGCGGCGGATGTACCGCCAGAGGATCGCGCGGACCTGGGCGAAGGTGGGCGCTGAGGTGACGACGAATGCGGTGCCAGGTGGGTGCGTGTCGAGCCACCAGGCGGCCACGAGGGAGGCGGTATGGGATTTGCCGACGCCGTGGCAGGAGCGGACCGCGGTACGCCGGTTGTCCCGGATGGACAGCATGATTTCGCGCTGCTTCGACCACACCACCTGACGAAGCCGCTCCTGCACCCAGCCGACCGGGTTGTGCTGGTACAGGCGGGTGCGCTGGCGCAGGTTGCGGCGGTCGACCTTCTGCTGCAGCTGCGCCTTGATCGCCTTCAGGGCTTTCGTGTCGCCGGCGCGGACGAGTTCCTGGATCTGCCGTTCGACGTCGTCACGTGTCGGGGTCGTCATCGTCGTCCTCGGGGGCGGTGGCGGCGTCGAGGAGGCGGCTGATCTCGCGACCGAGTTGCTCGGCTTCGACGCTGACACGCGACGGGGCGTCCAGGCCGAGGAGCTTGCGGAAGGATTCGCGGGCGCGGAGGGCCCGGTCGATGGCCTTGAGCTTCAACTCCTGGTCGACGAGGGGCGTGCCGTCGGCGTCCTTGACGATCCGGCCGTGCGAGACGAGCGGCTGGTCCTCTTCGAGGATGTCGAGGACGCGGTCGTACATGGCCTCGAGGCGGGTCACTTCGAGGTCGACGAGTTGTTTGCCGGGGCCGGCGCAGGCGTCGCGGATGGCGTTGCGGACGGCGTCGATGGCGGTGTGT